GCACGTTTTACATTTGTTACTTACTATTGTGGGCTGCTTTTCCAGGAGGATTTTAAATGATTTGTAACAAAAAAAGGATAGCATGATGGAACAAATAGGAAATATAATACAACGTCAAAAGATAGCAGCTACTGATAGGCCTGTGGCTCAAGCTGCTGTTCCAAAAACAATCGATAATAAAGGTAGCAACCTTGCTAAAGCCTTAATAGAATTTCATAAAACCAAACCATTTGTTGTAGAAAAATCTGAAAATAGTTTTTTTAAAAATAAAAAAGGTAAGTTTTCAACCTATGCTTCACTTGAAGAAGCTATTTCGATTTGTAGAAAAGCAGTTGATTTTGACTTAACATTTACTCAAAACATAAACTTTGATGGCAATGAATATTATGTATCAACAATAATACTACATAGTTCTGGTGAGACCTTATCAGATAGAACACCAATAAAATGTAAAGATTATAACGACCCACATAAATTTTATGGCAGCGTGAGTTATGCTCGTAGGTACTCCATACTATCAATTTTTTCAATTCCAACAGCAGATAACGATGGTGTAACGGCTATGGGATGGGTGAAGTTAGAAGATATTGAACAAGAAACAGATGATAATAATGGTGAAACAAAATTAGATAAAGCTATTAAAAATGCAAAATCAATTAAAGAATTAACTGAAATATTTAATGAAAATCAACCATTAGATGAAGCAGTTAAAAATAAATTTACTGTTAAAAAAGGAGAATTAGAACAATGAATACTTGTACCTTTGAAGGTAGGTTGCCAAGAGATGCAGAACTAAAAGATGTTGGAGCAAATAAAGTCTGTAACTTTTCTATTGGATCGAATGTTGGCTTTGGTGACAAAAAGAAAACACTATGGATTGAATGTGGTATGTGGGGCAAACGTGGAGAAGCCCTCAATGAAAGCCTTAAAAAAGGTCAGCAAGTTATATTAGTTGGTGAGTTAACAACCAGAGAATATGAAAACAATGGTCAAAATAAAACATCTCTGTCCTTAAATGTTCAGAGTTTAGCCTTTGGTGCAGCCCCTAAAGATGCTGATACAACATTAGATGACGAAATACCTTTTTAGGTGACGTTCAATAAAGAACATAATGTCTATGTGATCCCTGTAGCTAACTGCCTAAAGGTTTGCATAGATAAAGAAACAATAGCGATACCTATGACAAAAGAGGATTATGGAAACTTTGCATGGGAAGTAATGAGAAGATGGAGAGAAAGTGATGACAAGGTTAGGCTTGAAGATTTTGAAATTTACAAAAAACTACATAAAGAAAAATGAACTGCCACCAACATTTGTTGAAATAATGGAAGCAGTTGAAACTAAGTCAAGACGTTCAATTCAATATGCAGTTGATAGGTTAGAAGAAGACCAACTAATCAAAAGAATACCTGGTCGTTCTAGGAATATTTGGCCTGTTTAACTTCTTTTTTTCCAAGATTTTATAATATTTAAAATTTCTTGCAACTCTAAGTCATCTAAATGATTTAACTGTTTTGCAATAGCTTGTTTTAAATAAGGCCTATTTTTTGTTTCTGCTAATTTTAATTCTTGTTCTATACTTAATTCCATTTTATTTCTCCTAACTATATAAACTTGCTTCTATTACATCACCAATATCATTATCATCAGCTTCTATTAGATGACCATATATTTCCATAGTGGTTGCTAAATCTTTATGCCCTAACTGTTTAGGTATCCACTTAAAAGACTTCTTTTCTTTCATAGCTACCTCAATAATAATACTAGCATAATAATGTCTTAGAGCATGGACACAACCTTTCCATTCAGATTGTTTGCCTATAACCTTGAGTGCCTTTTTGATACCACCCTTTACTAAACCACCATGTGTTCGTGGACTGTTCTTAATCTTAGAACTAGGAAATAGCCAATCACCACCATTAAGACCTATAATATAGGATTTTATTCTTTCTACTGACTTAGCACCTATATAAACAAATCGTTCTTGCTCACCATTTTTTAGTTCATTGTATTTTATGCCATATTTAGTTTGTACTCTTGTAATCATAACAAATGGCTTTGGTGAATTAAAAAAGAAGTCACTAGCTTTTAATGGGCTAACCTCACTTGATCTAAGACCTAATGAGCATAGGTGAGTATATAAAGCATTATCAGGGTTACAATACTTATCAACAGCTTCTAACACTTCCCTAGCTAGTTCTTTATTAGGACACCATACTTGTTTCTTAGGTCTGCTGATCTTAGCCTTTTTGCTTTCAGATGGATTAATATCAAAGTGTTTTCTGTTCTCATTATATATGTAAGTAATAGCACTTTTGAACACACTATAAATATGGACAATAGTTGTAGCTGATACATTATGCTTAGTTCTTTTAAGTGTCTTTAATATTTTATCCATCATGTGATCGTTTAAATCTGCAATCTTGTAATCAATTAGAGGTTTATCATCAACCTTAAAAGGCGAATGTTCATCAGCTAAATGATTATTTATATAGCCTAAATAGTTTCGATAGCTTGTAGGGGCTACATTCTGCTTTGCATAAGCTAAAAAACTATCAAAAGCATCTTTAACAGTTAATTTACTTTTAGGTTTTAAATCGCTAATTTTACCTGCTTCTTTTATCTTATCTAATATTATTTCTTTAGATTTACCTCTAAATCTTCGACCATTTACAGTTGCATAGTAGCCATTATATTTATCTTTATTAAATTTTACTGACATTATCTTGCTCCTCTCTTTTTTACAAAACTCAAAATATCTGTCCAATCTTTTGAGCAAAAAAGAAAAGAAAATTTTGATTTTGTGACATTCAAAAGATGCACTTCATTTGATTTATCGCTGCTATAAATAGCCATATCCTCAAAATGATAAATACCATCACCAACATCCATCCAATTACTTGGTATTTGTTTTGTCATTATTTTGCCCCCCTTAAAATACATTTAGATATAAATTCAGCTACTAATTGTTTATTACTAGACATTTCATCTAGCATTTGATCTTTGTTAAATAGAACTGCCTGACACATTTGATCGAATACAATCTGACCAATAGTTGTCTTATATAAGTAGTTAAAGTCTTGTTTAAGCATTTAAAACATTTTCTGCTTTATTAATTTTAGCTAATAAATTTTGTACATCTGCTCTAAATATTTTTAAACCTTCTTCAGTTGCATAACCTTCAGAGATGGCATCCTTAAAATTTTCTTCTAAATCAAGACTTTTTAACTCTACTGCAAGAGAGTAACTGCCATAATCTAAATAATCGTCATTTGTATAATCAATTAAACTAAGAACTTGTATATCGTCTTTTGTTAAATCTAAATCTAAATTTATCATAATAGGTCTCCTAACCAGTTTCGCTTATTAATAAGTATATTATATGCATATTCGCATACTATTACAAGTAAAAAAAGACTATTTTTGAAACTTAACCTGTCACACTCAAAGTCATAACCTGTCACACTAAATTTATTTTGGGATTGCTGAAAAAAATCTAACAGACTTTTACAGACTATTTTGGGGCTAAAAACACCTATTTTTGACCTATTTTTTAGGAACGTATTAGGTATCAAATAGGTACATTTTAGGGATTGGTGTTTTAAATTAGGTAATGTTTTCAATGAGTTGTTGGCTAAGTCATTGTATTTACTACCACTATCCAAATGAGGAAAAATGGTGAGCGCGACAGGATTCGAACCTGTCATCTTGGCTTGTAAGCCATTGAAAACACTTGATTTATTTTTAGGTACAGACTTTAACAGATTCATAAATAATCCTCTACTTACAAGAATCTTATGTATCGAAAATCTATATGTCAAATTTATTTTTACAGACTATTGCAAAAAACCAAACAGACTATTTTTGACCTGTCACCCTATGCTGTTTTCTTCTTAACTTTCTTCGCAGTCTTAGCAGCTAACTTAAATGCTTTATTAGTTGGTGATCCTTTTGATCCGACCTTACGCATTTTCTCTGGTGTTTTACCTGCTGCCTTTTGTCGCTTTATTCTTTTTCTTTTTGCATGAATGTTGGCATATAAGCCTGGTCGTTTAGCCATTACTTTTTACCCTTACCAATTTTATTCATCTTAATTTTTTTGACACCTTTTTTCTTTGGTGGTCTACCTCTAGTCTTTCCATAAGTTCCTTTACCCATTGGCATTAGCTTTCTCCTTTGTTAGTTAACATTTCCATCTACGTCTTGCAGCTTTCCCTCTTGGCCCTGTCCAACTCTTAGACCTTGCACAAAAAGACTTTCTTCTCTTGGCATCTTTACTGCCTGGTTTAACTTTACCTGTTACTGGTGCTTTTAATTTACTGCCTGTGGCTTTGTTGTATTTGGCTCTACCTTTTGCTGTTAGACCACCACCTGCTTTAACAGATAGTTTTTCGCCCCTACCAACAGATAGATTTACAGGTTTCTTTTTCCTAGATTGAGCCATGTAATGATCTCATACGTTTGACTAAACGACCTGCTCTGTTAGGAAGTTGCCTGTAGTAATTAGAGTCAATCATCTCATCGGCTGCTTTGTTCCAATCCCTAGCATCAACACCTGCTTTCATGCCTACAAACTTTTTTAGTCTAGGATAACCAAGATTGAACATCATATTAGCTATGATTAGCTGTGCTTCTTCTGGTAAGTGGTCAAAGTCATCATATAATAATTCACAGTCACTAAGGACAGTTTCTATATCTTTGTTAAACCAAGCCTTTACCTGCTCATCTGATATTTCTACACCAACCTCTGCATACTTTTCATCATCCCATTCTGTTATCATGTGACCGATTCCACCTGTAACCACGTTTTGACTGCATAAGTACGTTTCATGTTTACAGCCCTCATCTAACTCTAATTCTTTGCGTAGCTGCTCTATATTCATTTTTGTTTGCTCTTTCCTGTCTTTAATGAATTTATGTACTTGTGCCAAAAAAAGTTAGCTATGGCATGAAAGAAGTCATATAACCTCATGTAAATGCTGTTCATTTTGTCAGTCCTTTTTGCTTTTCATATGTCCTAAGTGTTCCTAGACCGAGCATACCCATAAGGACTGTCATCAACGATCCCATGTCAAATGTAGGTAGTTCT